GTCTTTTCAAGTGAGCCTTCTGGGTAAAATCTACCATCTGATGGTAGTTGTATATACAGCTTAGGCTGGCGATAGTACTTAACTAACGGGTTTCCTGCTGGTTGTTCTTCATAACTCATTTATTTCTCCGACTAAATACACTATAACTATATAGCTGTTTTATTTATGTGCGCAGTTAATCGGATTGGAAAAGTATGGCAGAAGAAGTAGAAATTATAGGCGTTGACGGTGGCCCGGCCTCTGAAGCAACCCTTAAAAAGTTACTAGAAGAGACTAAGAAAGCCTCAAATTCCGGTTCTGTAAAAAACGTCCAGCGAGCTTACAACGATGCGTTAAAGAACGGCGTTAAAGTAACTAAAGATTTTAGCAAAAAAACAGAAGAAGCAACAAAGCAGGTAGAAGCACTTGGTGATGTTGTACCTGGATTTATTAAAACAATTGGGTCATTAATGTCTGCTGCCGGAGCAGCAGCAGGGCTTGTAAAAAACTTTTCGACAGAATTAATGTTTGGCGGAAGGAATATTGAAGACTTTGCACAGCACATACCGGCCATCGGTGAAGCAGCAAAAGACTTTATGGGAATGTTTACCCAGAATACTGAAACCCTTAGGCAATCTGCAGACATAGGCGCAGCTTTTGGAAATGATATTATGGGAATGTCACGAGCAGCAGCAAATGCTCAGATGCCATTGGAAGAATTTTCAAGCATGGTAGCAAACAATACTGATACACTTAGACAGTTAGGATCAACTTCAACAAATGGTGCGTTACGACTTAGTCAATTAACTAAAAGCGTAAGACTAGGCGACGAACAGCTTATGAATTTAGCATTTAGCACAGAAGAACTTAACGAAGGAACGGCATCGTATATCAGATTGCAAGCACGAAGCGGGCGATTGCAAAGTATGTCCGACCAAGAGCTAATTGCAGGTACGCAATCATATTTGAAAGAAGTTGACTTACTTGCTAAGATTACTGGCAAGTCGCGTAAAGCAACTCAAGACGATATGGAAAAAACCGCAGCCGAAGCAAACGTGTTAGTTATGATGCAAGACATGAATGATAAGGAAAAGAAGAATTTCTTAGGCAATATAACCATGGTCGACGAGTTATTAGGACAAGACATGGGTAATGCTTTTAAAGATCTTGCTGATGGAGTTGCACAAACTGATTTAGCTAAAAAACTTGAATCATTAAACAGTCCGTTGGGAGATTTAGCAAGGGAAGCAAGGTCTGGGCAAATAAGCCAAGCGGAATTTGCTGATAGATTAAAAACTGTAGGTCCAGAGCTGCTAGATTTTGCAAAAAGTATGGGCGGTGCTGGTACTTCTGCATTAATGGGACAGGCAGGCTTTTCAGAAGCACTAGGATCATTAGCTCAAGTCACTGCAAACGCAGGCAGAGTAGGTAATGCTGCTGATGCTTTAGCAGAACAAATGCAAGGCGATAAGTTCTCACAAAGTATGCTAGGGTTTAACCAATCAATTGATACAGCTAGAGCAAACTTACAGCTGGCATTCCTTGATTCGGCAACGTTTGACAAAACAAAAGAAGCGATGGCACTGGTTGTCGACGGCGTAGGAGATTTTACTAACGCTGTTAGTGTTGGTGCAGTCAGCGTCTTAGGAGATTTTGACGATCTACTAACTAAAGTTGTAAACAGTAAGTTTTTTAGAAAGCTACTAGGTGAAGATGTTGGCGGACTTGTAACTAATAAGAGCAACCCGAATCAAATCAATCCAGACACTAACCAGCCAAGGTCTCAAGACTCAGTACTTGCTGAAAACCCAGTGGCCAGACTTACAGCGAGTAAAGAAGAACAGGATAAAGCTAATGCAGCTCGCGATGCTCGCGATGCTCAACAACAACAGAAATTTGCAAGATCGACCCAAAATACTCAAGAAAAAGAAGCCATGGCAGCTCAGAAAGCCTCGCCAAACGCTAACAAAAGCGTAAATACTAGTACATCAAACGATAGTCAAGCACAGCTTGCTAGTATGCAAGAAAGCAACGAATTAACTAAGAAAGTACTTGCGGAACTTACGCGACTACGAAAATCAGGAGCAATAACTTAAATGTCGTGGAAAAAACACTTTACCCCGTACAACGTAGACGGCACGCAATCAGGTAACTACGGGCCTATAAGCGGATCTATGGCTGGCAGTAAGCCAGGACCAGCACGATTAAACTATTCTTCGTACTTGCCAGACGTTTATACAGGAACTCCTAACAGAGTAGAGCGTTATGGCACGTATAACACAATGGATCAAGACTCAGAAGTTAATGCAGCCTTAGATATCCTAGCAGAATTTTGTACACAGGAAAGTCCCGTCAATGGAACACCGTTTACAATAGACTTTACTGGAAACGCAACTGGATCGCAAGTAAGTGTAGTACATCAGTACCTACAGCAATGGAATAAACTACAAAGATACGAAACAGAGATATTTGAAATCATACGTAACGTGTTTAAGTATGGCGATTGCTTCTTTATTCGCGACCCAGAAACAAAAAAATGGTTTTATGTTGAAGCAGGCAGTGTTGTTCGCATTGTTGTAAACGAAAGTGAAGGCAAAAAACCAGAACAGTACGTTATTAAAAACGTAAATTTGAATTTCAAGGAGATGGTAGCTACTACTCCTCTTACTCCACAAGGCGGTACAACAGGCGGCGCAGGTGTTGCAGGCTATCAAACTGGCGGATCACGAGGCATGGTAGGTAATGTAAACAGTTACTCATCAAGCGGTTCTAGATTCCAACTTGAAGAAGGCGAAGTATCAATTGACGCAAAGCATGTGGTTCACTTATCGCTAAGTGACGAAGTAACAGCAAACTACCCTTTTGGCACTTCATTATTAGAGACTATATTTAAGGTCTATAAACAAAAGGAACTATTAGAAGATGCTATTATTATTTACCGTGTTCAGCGTGCTCCTGAGCGTAGGGTGTTTTATGTGGATGTTGGCAACATGCCGTCACATTTGGCAATGCAGTTCGTCGAAAGAGTTAAAAACGAAATCCACCAAAGAAGAATCCCATCGCAAACAGGCGGTGGTGCGTCGGTCATTGACTCATCATACAACCCATTAAGCATTAATGAAGATTACTTCTTCCCCCAAACAGCGGAAGGTAGAGGATCCAAAGTTGAGACCCTGCCGGGAGGCACGAACTTAGGAGAAATCGACGACCTACGCTACTTCACCAATAAGATGGTTCGTGGACTCCGTATACCGTCTTCCTACCTACCTACAGGAGCTGACGATTCAGCATCATCCTTTAACGATGGTAGGGTTGGTACAGCGTACATTCAGGAATTACGCTTTAATACGTACTGCGAACGCTTGCAGAGGATGATTACGGAAGAGTTTGATACTGACTTCAAGAGATTTTTACTTGAGAAGGGGCTTAACATTGATACATCAACGTTTAAGCTTAACTTTCAGCCACCACAGAACTTTGCAGCATACAGAAAGTCAGAGTTAGACAACCAACGCATACCTACATTTACACAAATGATATCAGTACCGTTTATATCTAACAGATACGCGCTAAAAGAGTACCTAGGTTGGACTGATGAGCAGATCAAAGAGAACGAGCGCTTATGGTTAGAAGAAAACCAAGAGAACATTGAACCAATAGCTGGCGATACAGATGATCTTTCAGGTGCAGGCGTTACAGGTAGCGGACTAGACACTGACATGACTGACGCAGGAATGGATGCAGACCTTGAAGAGCCAGGCGCACCAGAAGAGGGAGACATTACTCCTGGACAAGGTCCGGGCTCAGCAGCACCAGCACCAAGTGGTGATGCACCAAGTGGCGGCGGAGTTACCATTTAGGTATAAATATAAGTATGACAACATTACGCGAATTATATTACTTTAACAAAACTACAGGTGAGTCAGAAGAGGACAAGGGCTACGATGCCACCGCTGATGACTCTCCTATGCGTTACGACGATACACGTAAGACTCGTTTGACCTTACGTGCTATCAATAAAATTCGCAAAGCAGGCGAGCAAAATGAAGAAGAGTACGAAAAGGAACTTCATTACCTACGTCAAATGTATGCAGCTCCATCGGCAGACGCTGAAGTGATGTAATGGCAAAGCTTGACAAGTCTTTATATACAAAAGACGAGTGGCGAGTATTACGTGAACAGCGTAGGCATGATAAAGAACGCAAGCGACTAGAAAAAACACAACCAACACCGCCCCAACCTAAACTACACAGCAATATAGCATTCGTTCTTGGCAACGGCACTAGCCGTAAGCCTATTCTGTTACCAGAATTACACAAGAATGGAAAGATATACGCTTGTAATGCAGTGTACCGCGAGTTTGCCCCAGACTATCTCATTGCAGTTGATACAAAAATGATTCTTGAGATTGCAAGAAACAGCTATCAGCTTACAAATAGTGTATGGACCAACCCAAATAAAGTATACGCTAGTATTCCTAACCTTAATATATTTAATCCTAGTCTAGGATGGAGTTCAGGTCCTACAGCATTGCACTTAGCGTCTAAGCACGGCTACACAGACATTTATATTCTAGGCTTTGACTATGTAGGCCTTAAAGATAAGTTAAACAACGTGTATGCAGGCACAATGAACTACAAACGCAAGCAAGACCGCGCAACGTATCACGGCAACTGGTTACGCCAAACTCAAATTGTAATCGAAAAAAATCCACAAACGAGATATATACGAGTAGCAGAGCCAGACGGCTTTGTACCGAAAGAGTTCGAAAATCTTAGCAATGTAGTTAACATAACTATACCAGATTTTGCTAGACGTTTTGGGCTATCTCTGGCACCTTAGCCAAACGGGTCGTTTTGGCACCGTTATACCCCCATTTTCCCAATTAACTATAAATATTACTTGACAGCTTTACAAAATAAGCCTTAAAGGCAAACAGCTTAATCAGCTTAATCAGTTTACAGGAGAAACACATAATGGGCGATACATCAAAAATCGAAGCCATGCTTGAGAAGCTACTTGCGGAAGACCGCGAAGGCGCAGACGAGCTATTACACGAATTTGTAGTTGACGCATCACGCGGCATTTACGAAAGCATTTTAGAACAAGATTTAGACGACGACGAAGAAGTTGACGAATCAGACGACGAAGAAGTTGACGAAGCATCAGATGATGATGAAGAAGTTGACGAAGCATCAGACGACGAAGAAGTTGACGAAGACGACGACGATGTTAACGAAAACTTTGACTTAGACGAGTTTGAAGTTGAAGCAGATCCAGCAGACGACATGATGAGCGACGTAGAATTCGGCGGCGACGACGAAGGCGAAGACGACATGGATAGCATGAACTTTGGCGGAGACGACATGGGCGATGCAGAAGACGAAGGTGAAATTGAAGATCGCGTAGTTGATCTTGAAGATGCTATTGACGACCTGAAAGCAGAGTTTGACAAAATGATGGGCGACGGCGGCATGGACGACGACGACGAAGACGAAATGGGCTTTGACGACGAAGAAGAAGATGACGAAGAAGGCGACGACATGGACTTTGGCGGAGACGACGAAGAAGGTGGAGAAGAAAAAGAAGAAGGCTATAACTTTGAGTCAAGAAAGAATATGTCAGCAACTGAGCAAATGCGCGAGTACGTTGAGAAAATCAACGGTGGCGGCTTAGATAATAACAGTGTTCTTGGTACAACTGAAAACGGTGCTTACACTAAGTCACCAATGGCTGGCAAAAACGATATGGGCGGTACTACTGCAAATATCCTACGCACAGATACAGAAGCAGGTGTCGAGGCTAACAAGGGCAACCTAAAAGGTTCAGCACTTAACGACCAAGGCAAAAAAGAAGATTCAGCTGGTAACGTAAATGTTCCAGGTGGAAAAGCAGGAGTTAAACACTTGAAAGCACAGCCTAAAGGGCATGGTGCTGAAAAGAAAGGCTCAGGCGACACTGCACCGAATAAAAAGCAAATTATCGGTCGCAAGAAGTAAGGTACTGATATAATGGCTAACTATCTACAAGAGACATTGACAATGGCTGAGGCTAACTTGGTCGTTGAGTCTGCTGAAAACGCGAGAGGTGGAAAGGATCTATACCTTAAAGGTATATGTATCCAAGGTGGGGTGCGTAATGCAAACCAGCGCGTCTATCCTGTAAACGAAATTGGTAGGGCTGTCAAGACTCTCAACGATCAGATTCAAGGTGGATACTCTGTCCTTGGAGAAGTTGACCATCCTGAAGGCCTTAACATAAACCTAGACCGAGTGTCTCATATGATCACACAGATGTGGATGGATGAATCAAACGGTTATGGGAAAATGAAAATACTACCTACACCAATGGGACAATTAGTTCAAACAATGCTTGAGAGCGGAGTTAAGCTAGGCGTTTCGTCACGTGGAAGTGGTAATGTATCAGAAGACGGAAGCGGTAATGTCTCAGACTTTGAGATTATTACCGTAGACGTTGTAGCACAGCCAAGTGCACCGGGTGCATACCCTACCCCAATTTATGAACAATTAATGAATACAAAAGGTGGATACGCAGCGTATCGGCTAGCACAGGCAGCTAAACACGACCCAAAGGCACAAAAATACTTAAAAGAATCTTTGATCAATGTGATCAAAGGTCTCCAATAAGAGGAGAGGAACTATGTTGGAAGCATTACAAAAGTTACTTGAAAATAATGTTGTTTCGGAAGAAATCAAGACCGAAATCGAGGAATCATGGAACCAGAAAGTTAAAGAAAATAAACTTGCTGTTACATCAGAACTTCGTGAGGAATTTGCAAAGAAGTATGAGCACGATAAGTCTACTATGGTAGAAGCTATCGAGTCTATGCTTGAAGAGCGTCTTGAAGCTGAAATGGCCGAATTGAAGGAAGACCGTGATCAACTAGCTGAAA